TGAATGTTTGCGTATAAACCTTTTCCAGATGACATTTTTATCTCCCTACCTCTTTCTAGTTCTTTTCTTTGCGGGACTCATCGGTTTTGCACCAGTCTTTGGTTTCTTTGGTGGACGACCTCTTTTTGAACCGTATGTACCTTTACCTTGTGGCATAACATTCTCCGATAATTGAATACAGGAAAAGGGAGCCGAAGCTCCCCATCCATTACCACTTAAAAATTAAGCGATGTTGTAGTACGCAGCGTTAGCTTCTTCAGAACGCGCTTCTAAAGTGTAGTAGCACTCTAAAAGTTTTTGTTCAGCAGAAGTTTGAGTAGCGATGTCAGTAGTATGAATTTTCTTACCACCAGCAAAAGCTAAACCCCAAGTGCTGTAGTCAACAACGTACAAAGTGTTAGCTGGCATATGCTTGTTAGGAACAACAGCAATAGGGCCAAACTGAGAAACGTAAACAGCTACGCGAGAAATGATGTTGCCACCACCTGTAGCGTTAGCGTTCAAGTTTGCATCTACATTGTCAGCCATACCACTTAAAGTGTTACGCAATGAAGATACAGTGCCAGCAGAAGCCATAATCTTAGCGCTGTTGATGTCACCAGAGTTATCCCAAACACCGTCAAGAAGATCGTCCATTTTACCTTGGTCGATCTGAGTTGTGCTGCCAGCTACTACAGGAACAGTAGAGCCATCACCCACACCAGCACCATTACCTGGGTTATCAGTACCACCGTTAGCTTCTTGGTTAGTTACGATGAAAGAGCCAAATGCGCCAGAAACACCAGCAGCAGAAGCAGTGCCTTGAGACTTAGTAGCGTTTGCTCCGTAGCAACCTAATGTTTGTTTTTCAACATCCATCTGTAGCTCTTTACCAAGCTTCATTAACTGATAAGCCATTTCTTTGCCAGGAACGCCAGCACGATCCATGAACTCAGCTTTCTTAGTAACAGTTACAGTTTTGTCTGCAATCTGAATGAAGTTACCGATACGAGTACGAGTTGAGCCAGCAACACCAGTCACAGGCGCAGTAGCAGCAGCAGCTTCTATAGAAGCGTTATTGGCAACGGAATCTGCGTATGTGTCAGTTAGCCACTCATGCGTATCAGCAGTAGCACGAGTTTGTGCGATACCTGAAGTGAAAGGAGTCATAAATGGAGTTACGTTAAAGATTACGTTACCTAAATCTTCACGAATGTTATTTACAGCGTCTAAAGCCACTGTTGAGGTTGATGCGATTGTAGCCATGATATATTACCTAATTAAAAGAATTTAAAATTAACTCTACTGCGGAATCTCTTGAGAAAGAGCCATCACTCTCGGTGGCATTCTTTAATCTTTTAGACTGTGCAGCAGCCTGTTTTTGTGCTCGACTCGCTGACGTACCTTTTCTTATGACAGTCTTAGAAGCTTTTTTCTTTGGCGACTTCTTAGTAGCCTCTACTTGCTTCTTAGAACCATGCGCCATAGCAGCATCATGTAATACCTTCAACACAACTGCATCTGTGATTGTCCCAAGTAATTCTGGATCACCACCGATACTAGAAAAGTATTCACCCATAATTTCAACTTTCTGGGCTGCAACTTTCTGATCTGAGAAGCTAGGCTCCATCTGAACTAGCAGTTCCGCTTGCTTCGCAGCTTCGGCCTGTAATTTCTCAGCTTGTTGTGCTTGGTACTGCTCTGTTACTTTGGCAGCTACATTGTTAATCTCTTGCTCTTTCTGTTCAAAAAGAACTCGATTTTCCAATGCTTGTTCATAAGCGTAAGGATCTGATTGTTTTAGAGCTAATAACTCTTCAGTCGTATGGGTTGGTCGCTGACCGTATACCATCGCTTGTGCAATCTCTAACAGCTTTGCTGTTTCTTCTAAAGATTGATTTCGCTCCGCCTCAAAAGTTTTACGCTCCTCAGATAACGCCTGAGTCTTGCGTGTATAATCACCTTGCATCAAGATGCCGCTTTTAATCTTCTCAATGTCATCAAGACCATTTTCGTTAAGATATTCGCGAGCATTAACTAAATATTCATATTCACCGTCTTCAAGCTCGATGTCTCCAGATAACTCTATTTCATCATCTGTCTGTTCATCACTTTCTTCGGCTTCAACTTCTTCTAGCTGATCCAAGTTTTCTTCCACTTCTTCTTCAGAATATTCTTCTTCAGATTCCGCTTCAGCTACAGGTTCATTTTCAATTTCTCCTAGCTCTTGCTTAGGATTGATCATGCCCATTATTGCCTCTAATCCAGCATCCTGTGTAATGGGTTCGTTAATAGAGAGTTCCGAAGAGTTGTTCTCATTGTCTGACATTGTTATTTCCTCAAGGATCTGTTTCCAGTTGTCCTTATTGTTAAGTTATGATTTTTGGTTTTTGTGTTTCTTTTAACTCAAGATATTGCTGCATAGTTGGTGTGTTAAACAGTTCGTCTGTTAAACCATCCACCTCTTGCATCGTAAGCTTCGTAAAAGCTACACCACGCATCCAGTTCATTAAATCGCTGGACACAATGTAATATTCTTTATCTTCCTCGGCCTTTTTTGGCGAGGGTTTCTCTTTGGTTTGCATACCACTCCAAGTTCTCTTTCAAAGCCTTAACTACTTTAACCTCTCTCCAGATCCCTTCACCCTGCTCAGGTGTTGGTACGCTAGAAAAAGCCCTGTACAAATTATCTTCCATTTCTTGGAAAATAAACTGTATTGCTTCATCTCCTATAAGCCTATGGGCTGCGTGTGCCACTTTAAGCCTTGTATCTAAGTCAGCCTTTTCACTTGCTAGGCTAGTTACCAATCTTGACTGCTCTCTCACTGCGCGCCTCCAAGTTAAGCTCAGCTACTTTAAACTCGTTTTCGTCTTCATGCTTCTTAACGTCAAGCATAAACTCTTGTTCTTTAAGTGCAAGTTCTTCACGTTCAATAGCAAGCTTCTCTTGCTCGATCTGAATCTGAGCCATTGTTGCTTGCATCTGAGCTTCCATCGCTTGCTGCTCTGGGCTTGGCCCTTCTGGCTGACCTGTAAACTCAGCACCTGGATCAGTGAAGTAGCGACCGTATGCCGCTTTATCATACAATCTGACCATATCTTCTTGCAACTGAACGATCTGGTAAGGCATTACAGTAACGCCTAGACCGCCAGCAGCAACCATTTGCTGTTGTGCAGCCATAGTCTGTTGCATGTGGAATAATTGCTCAGTCTTTGATCCGTTACCCAAACCAACCAATACAGTAACGTCTTTGCGAGCGTTCCAAGTGCGAGGATCTACCTCAACAAACTTGTTATCTAATCGGAAGATAGCTTTGTCATCTGCATGAGCAATCTCTAACTCGTAGATACCCATAAAGACTTTACGCAAGAACTCACCAAACTCACGAGCGATCAAGCGAATGCGAGCCTGACGCTTAGATAAAACCTGACTAACTGCACCCGCAGCAGTGTTGCCGTTTAGGATGTCTGGGTTCAAAGAGTTGTCTGTAGAGCCTACGTTAGCCTCTAGCATCTGATCAGCTATACCCATCATGTTATATGTGTGAGTACCGAACGATGGCTGACTTGGGAATGAGATAGCGTTAGGATGCTTAACTAAGTATGGAGCACCAGGCTTACTGCTCATTACTGAGTCTAAGTCTACTTGGCCCTCAACGACTACAGGACGACCGTTATTTAAGTTGTACTGATTGTCTAACTGGTTACGCCAAAGTGTGCTCTTGACCTTCTGAATAGGTGCAGCAGCATCCGCAGGGCAAAGACCAGTAAGCTTGTGAGGCATACGGATAGGAGTCCAGATTTCAAACGGAATCTCATCCACTTCCTCGATGTTTAATACTACGTTACCGATCTTGCAAACTTTAATAAGCTCATCGTAACCATCTTCGTCACGATCAACCTTAATATAAACTTCGTGTAGGTCATACATCTTACCGATGTAGTTCTCGTCACCATCGTAGTCATCACTGTCGAAGTTACGAGCAATACGCTCTGGAGAGTCATACTCGTTATAACCTGATGATGTAGTAGCCTTGTCAATTTTGCTTTCTTCAAAGCCCATCTCTAATAGATCGCTTTTAGACTTCTGGCTGCGTTGACGTACATAGCGAGCCTCTTGCACTGTAGCTGCATTACGATCAATACCAAACTCTTCTGGCGGTACTACTTCAACGCGAGTGCAGCTTTCAGTAACTGTACGAAGCATTTTGCCTTGGTATGTATTAAGACCAGTAAGCTCGTCAAGCACTTCTTCAAACTCTGTAATTTCAATCTCAGGGTCTGAGTCAAGGACTTCAAATGCTGGCTGAGAAATATCTTCAAACGAGTGAGTCGTTGTTTTGTCTTCCATAGCTCGCCAACGCTTAATAACGCCCTGACGCTGAAGAAGGCCGTCAATAAGACTATCCATAATATTGCTAAAGCCATCGTTTTGACGATAGAAAACATAACGTACCCAATCTGTTGCTTGCTGCGCTGCTTCGACATCTTCTGGCCCTTCTGGTTCAAATCTAACTGTTTCATCATCAGCTACAAATAACTCAGCTATATCTGCTTTGATGTTCTCAATACTTTGATAGACTTCTCGCGTAACAATGCTTGAGTAGCCATCCCGTTCATTGCCGTACCGTTCACCAAGGTAATAATCAAGAAGATCTGCACGAGTCTGTGCAGCATCGCTATCCATGTGATCAGATACGTTATCTTCATAGGAATCAATAGTGCCTAATAGTTCTTTATTTGTGATCATTATGTGACCCAGTTGTAATTACTTGACTCCTTGGTTTCCCAAGGTCTTTGTCTTCTACTCTTATCTTTCATTGCTTCAGCAAACCTTTGGCTTTGAAACGCATACCTTGTAGCAGACATTAAATCGTCTTCTTTGTCTACTATCTTACCGTTCTCGCCAAAGTGGTAAGTTCCGTATTCTTGCTGCCAAAAATGGCAACTCTGGAACACCTTAAATAAACCTTTCTCCATCGCTTTCGACATTGCAGTAATACCTGCCGAAATCTTTATATCCCCTTTTGTCTGAGATATATCTGG